CTTGGAGTCGAACCAAGTACTTCGTATAAACACGACGTTTTCCCCTAGTTGTAGTCCCTTGTCTAACTTAAACTAGTAGCCTTCTCTTTCATAATAGTCCTTGTAATTTTCGCGTAAAAAAAAAAAAGAGAGGCTAATAAGCCTCAACGGTATTTTCTTTTCCAACTTTATAGAATTTACCATCTATTCTAATTATACTCCCATTTTTCAACTGAGTGTTACTATTAACTTTCCAACCAATTTTATAACCATTATCATTAATTAATATTATTGCTTGTATCGTCATATTTAACAACTCCTTTCATTATAGCATGTGTAAATTTCGCGCAAAAGAAAAGAGGGAGGTTAAACCCCCGTCTTCTCTTCTACTTGCTTCTCAATTCGAAGTGTCATATGCTCACATTTGATGTTTATCTTGATTTTTTGGTTTTCTATGGGAATTTCAACATCTGTGTCTACGTTCCTTGCTTCATATAGAATTCCCTTTTTCAATATCGCTGATATAATCATATCCGTGATTTTCATAAATATCACTCCTTCCATAATAGGAGATGTAAATTTCGCTTAAAAATATCAAAAGGCGCCTTGTAATATTCACGTAGAAAAAAACGAAGAGACCGTGTATTATATACGATCTCCTCGCTTTGGAACTATCAAAACTATTTTTTAGTAGGTCTAAAACGATTGAACAATCCTCTAAATGTAGTTGATGTAAAAGTTCCGGTTTCCTCGAATTTGAATCCCTTACGCATCCAGATTCCGTAAAATATCAACGGTAATACAATACTCGCTATTTCCACTCCTAACTGATACTTCTTAAATTGTATATCACTTTCGTTTCTAGTCTCCTCGATTCTTAGTTTGTAGAGTTTTACCAAGTCCTCAATTGCTGTTGACTTTTCTTTTCCAGATGGTAAGGAAGACAAATCCCGAATCTCGGATTTTATCTCCTCTCCTAACAAATCTTTGATTTTTTCAGCCATATTTATTCTCCTTTCAATAAATGATTTAATTAGTTCCATAAGAGGGGGTGTTATTCGTGCGGAATGAAGTTTTTAAGACTTACTTTAAACGTCACGTATTTCTTTCGATATATATCTCCAATGTCTTTTGACAGTTCCAAAAACAAATATGGACCATCGTCCGGATCCGACGTATCAACTCTAAGGGAACCGACCGACTTAGTACGAGTAGCTACGGTCGTACAAACAATACCAACCAAAATACCAATTCCAAATATAATAACTAGCTCCATAAAGAATCCTCCTTTAAAAAGTTTTTCAGAAAACTCAACCCGGGGATTTTTTTCACTTATCAAATATAACATGTTTTACCGTCACCTGCGTACAGTATTTCTAATTTCATCGAAAAATAAAATAATATGTAGGAATAAGGGCATAGGAGTAGTGTAGGAATAATACATGAGTTACATACATATTCCCGCTTTTTACTACTCCTATTCCTACTTGGTTTAATATTCAGTTTCTGGAGATTGGTAGTGCCCGATTACGTATTGGGAGCTTATCTACCTCTTGCATAATGCGTTTAGCAGCTCCGTTACCTCCCATTTTGAAGTATGGTTTATACAAGTAATCATTGAGATTCTCATATTCATCCTGGGTAATCCATCCTCGCTCAATATAACAAAGACCGAGATAAATAATTCTATCGTGACCCAGTCCTATGAGCATTTCTGTTTTAACATCTTTTTTTTCAAGATTTTTCTGTAAATATGCCCAAAAACCTGAAGATGCGATTACCGAACAGGCAATGGTAATAAACATTTGAATCCATAGTTCCATAAGAATTTCTCCCCTCGTGTTATTCTAGTTCTAATCGCATTTGCAAATATATATTTTTTTCACGTTAGCATCATTATAAAACACCACTCGCTTTATCGCCGTCATTTTCAAATAAGTAAATCATATTACACGCTCCCTATTATTGCTAATTTAAGTTTTTTATATAAATAAATAAACTTGTTTAGCTTGTAGACTTTTTTAGTGGTGTTTCCTACCACATAAAGGTATTTATCGTCAGCGGTTATAGACCGTATAGTACCACCGTAATCTATAGATTCTGTCACCTTGCTTAAATCTGATTTGTTTAGCTTGTAGACTCTTTGAGTGGTGTCACCACCCACATAAAGGTAGTTATCATCGGAGGTTATAGAGTATATACTACCACCATAGTTTGTAGATTCTGTCACCTTGCTTAAGTCTGATTTGTTTAGCTTGTAGACTTTTTTAGTGGTGCTTCCTACCACATAAAGGTAGTTATCATCGGAGGTTATAGAGTATATAGTACCACCGTAATCTATAGATTCTGTCACCTTGCTTAAGTCTGATTTGTTTAGCTTGTAGACTCTTTGAGTGGTGTCACCACCCACATAAAGGTAGTTATCATCGGAGGTTATAGAGTATATACTACCACCATAGTTTGTAGATTCTCTCACCTTGCTTAAGTCTGATTTGTTTAGCTTGTAGACTTTTTTAGTGGTGCTTCCTCCCACATAAAGGTAGTTATCATCGGAGGTTATAGACCGTATAGTACCACCGTAATCTATAGATTCTCTCACCTTGCTTAAGTTTGATTTGTTTAGCTTGTAGACTCTTTGAGTGGAGCTTCCTCCCACATAAAGGTAGTTATCATCGGAGGTTATAGACATTATAACACCACCGTAATCTATAGATTCTGTCACCTTGCTTAAGTCTGATTTGTTTAGCTTGTAGACTCTTTGAGTGGTGCTTCCACCACCCACATAAAGGTAGTTATCATCGGAGGTTATAGAGTATATAGTACCACCGTAATCTATAGATTCTGCTGAAAAAATAATTTCATTGGCTTCTGTTAAAGATGCCCCCTTACCCTTAGGGGCATAAGTAAAATTTACGCCATTCTCAACGACCTCCACGAATCCTCTGGATAGTTCTGTTACAGCTACGCCGTCAATATCAACAAGCGGTTTTGACGTTGCTCCTTCATCTGTGGAAATAGTGATATCTCCACCTGACAAATCTGCGTCAAGCTTAAACTTCAAAATGTTAGTATCAGAAAGCTTTTGTAGTTGTATTTGCGTACCGTCTATAATAGGTGTTTTGTACTCATAATCTGCTAATTTCGAATCAATCAACCCAAACTTAGTATCCGATTCTTCCTTATTATCGTTTATTAAATCTAATATATTACCAACAGCATCTTCATTCAAAATCTCCTTCATTTGATTGAACCAGTTTGTAAAATCGTCTTGTTCACTGGCAACAAATTGGTCGAGTTCATCCTCCCATTGACCGAGAAGCTCATTGAGACTGATTGTCTGAAGAATACCGGTTATGAACGGTGTTTCTTCAGTACCAACCATATTAGTGATATCAGCTTGAGTAATCTCTGTACTTCCGGAAGCTCTATAAATATAACAGAGTGGGTACTGATGAAGAGTTTCACTCGAAGCCATAGTCGGTCTAACCGGCTGACTTGATGGTGTGCCCTGAACGAATTTGATGGAATTTGCACGTACAGCCTCTGAAGTATCTACCTCGATGACTACAGCATCAATACGATCAAGCAAAACTTCTGAAATAGGAGCTTCTAATGGAAGAATGGCGTCGTTCAACGTCCACGTTTTATTGAACCAGGCTTTACCAATTCCTACATTTACGGTATTCCCAGTAGCAGCATTAACGACAAAACAAGTTCCAATGGAAGCAAATATCCCATCAATAATCAAGCCGTCAAACATACTTGATATTTGAGTTGCGTCGTATTTGCGGTCACCATTAAGTGAATTATAAAATCCATATGTTACACTCATTCAGTTTCTTCTCCTTCCTCTTGAATTGTTTGAAAAGTAGGATATATAGAAATCCCATCTTCGCTTTGTGAAATAATGAGTTCCGAAATATAAGCCCTTCCTTCATGTTCATATTCATTAGCGATTTGTACAATATCGCCAATGAAGAAGTCCTCACCGTACTTAAACAACCTAGTCGCTTCAACTTCTCCTTCAAAAGCGGTTTTGACAGTATGTTCTGATAGTTTTTCATTTCCTCTAGCTTTTAGTTTTTCGATATATTGCTCGTCTGTTAGTGTCCCACCATCAACATCAGAAGAAATATCCCGGGCATCCGTAAATAACTCTCGTCGATTCAAACCGGAACCGGAACCAACAGTAGTTGTTTTACGAGAAGCTCCTTCTCCTTCGCCAGCAACAAGGGTTACGTTTTTCAAGTTAGCTTTAGAAGTAAAATAATTACTATTTATGATGTTCTCAAACTTCGGAGAGAACACTACCCATGGATTGGTGTTTTGGTTGTACGACCTATCTGCTCCAGCGTATAAACTAAAAACGAATTGGTTATTGTTGTTAAGTACGATTTTAAATCCAAGGTTATTGGACTGACATAGTTTTTTTATAACGTCGTATAAGTTATTGCCCGTAAACTGTGTATCGATAGTCAGCTCCGTAACTCTTGGATCTGTAGATGGCTCAAATATAAAATTGTCAATCTTACGCTCCGTTATAGATGGTGAAATTATAGACTCGTTCAACAAAGTTTCAATCGCATCTTGTAAATTACCGGTTAAAACTTTTTGTCCCCATATAATACGTCGTTCTAAAATAGATTCTAGAGATCGTCCGGTGACAATAAGGTAGTTTCCGTCTTCTGTATCCGAATCTACGGCCAAATCCTCTATAATCATACAGTGTTCCGAATCTTTTAACCATAGGTAATAATCCTCTTTTAAATATTTGAGAATATCAGAATTATTTGTTAATGCTAAGCATATTTCGAAATCGCCATATTCATTATACCTATCGGTCCAGATCATCGATTTAAAAGAATCTATAATATATACGGACTCGAAGTTAGTATTCAAAACTAATATTTCCATAGTTACACTCCTTCGTAGATTACTTTATTCTCGATCCAGAATTGAATATTGGTAGTACCTGATTCGGCGGTAAAAGCAAATATGTTATCACCTTTTGCTAGTGTGAACCAGTCTGTTTCTTTACCCAGACAATTCAAAATATTAATATACTGTCCCTCTCGAATTAGCGTGATGCTTTTATCTCCTTTTTGGGTTTTGATAATAATATCATCTCCAGCTACTATTCCGGAACCAGTAAGAGCTTCTAGTTTTACGGTATTAATTCTCATAATTTCCCTTGTTCCTGTATTGTAGATTGTTATATTTTCAATCTCCCCAATAGCATGAATATGAATAGTTACACCAATTTCAGTATCCCCTTTGTAAGTGATTACGTTTTCTGTCTTGAGTTGGATATTACCAAACACGATCAAAGGATCTGTTAAGGATTCATTACTGAATGGAAACTCGAAGACCGATTCAACACCATAAAAAACTGTAGTATTATTACCAGCCGAATAAAAGTGGGGCTCGGGACAAATAATGGAAATCTGTGTTCCTTCTCGAGAACTAAAAATATTTGGTTCATTTGATTCTACATAACCAGTAGTTTTTGCAATTCGGTTATCAGTCTCAATAAGCAAATCAAGTTTTTTCTTTAATGGAAAATACTTATAAGACTTCTGTCGGACATCCTCAATACTTTCCCCATTAATTGTTTCAACAAATATAAATTCAAAAACGATGTTTCGCTGATTCAATCTTGCAGAATTGAACAGAGAACCGTCATTCGTGGATACTTCTGTTGTATTAATATTTGCCTTACTGGGACCAAGTCCGGAAACAGACCCGATGAGGAAGCCCGATTTCTCAGGCCTCCCTATTTCAAGTTTAATACTATCGCCTAGATAGTTTGTTACGGTAATTGATTTAATCATGCTTTCACCAACCCTTTCATCATTGAGAGCTGATTTTTAGTCTGTCTATAAATCTCAATTCGCGACAGTGCCTTAGGGGAATAGTTGTTTTGCGTGAACTGAATTGTATTTCCGGAAGAAGTTATCACTCCATTTTGAATTTCTTCATTAGCTACTCGGTTCATACCGGCACTGATAGACATTGCTTGAGTCCTGCTAAATAGTGCATTTAGTCTACCAGTTCCACTTTCAACATCGGATAAGTCCAGAACCGGTCTTATAGTCGGCTGTGTATCAATGTCCCCTTCGATCACATCGGTAATCTTAGAAATCGCCTCACTCAAACCGTTTTTAGCCGATTTAGCTATTTCGGAACCAGCTTGATAAGATTTAGAGACATAGGCAGATAGAGCATTGACAAAACCCAAACCAAAAAAGCTACCGATTCCGTAACCAACCTTAGAAGGAGAATTAATATCAAGCTCTTCCTCAGCTGCTCTCGCTACTGCCGCTGCCATAGCACGAGCTCTGGCTTCTACAATATAGGTATAGGCAGTGATTCCATTAGCAAACCCTTGAACAATGTATTTACCAGCATTATAGAAATCTGCATATTGATTTTTTATGACTGTTAATGCTCTACTTATAATTTGCATAAAAGTGTTGGAAACTGCCAAATCTTTGGCTCTGATACCAGCAACCAAATTCGACGCCACATTTTGACCTGCCAAATTATATTCCACTTGTTTACTGTTAATCGTTTCTATTGAATTGTTCATTGTATCGTTAGTAGATGTAACAATATTAGTATTGGTTGGTAACACTATGCCTAACAATTCAGCCATTCGTGTATTCCATGCGTTTGTGTATTCAGCAAGCTTTGCGTCTGCCTCTATTTTTAGTTGCTCAATTTGTTGTAGTACTTCTCTTCGCATCCCCTCAAGTTCAGCAGTCGCTTGACTTTCAGCTATACTGTGTTTTTCCCTCCACAGATTACTATATTTCGAAAGTTGTTCGTCTGTCATATTAGATATAGCGGTGAGTTCACCTAACGCCGATGGCCCCATCTCACGTAACTCTTCTATCAACTTAGGATCTAATCCACGTCTTGTCAAATCATCCAGTGTATTTCTCCAAGTTTTTAGAGAATCGACTTGAGTATTTAAATTTTTTATTAATTCGTCGCTACTTACATGTTCAGGGTCTGACACTTTATCGAATAAACCATATGATTTATATATCTCATCGGCTCTAGACTTTAATGCATTTTGATAATAGTCATTTAATGATTGTATATCACTTTTTAAATCATCATTTATAGATTTAACTGTATCGGCGTATTCTTTTTCTAATTCTATTTTCTTATCTGTCAATTCTTTTTGTAGACGATAAACTTCTCTATCGGCCTTCTTTCTTTCTTCGGAACCATCCATATATCTACTTTGAACTCTCTGCCAAGCTTCCAACTCTTCTTTTAAACTTAATCTGTTGTAGTACTTCTCTTCTTCAATCCAGTCTATAGAATATTGGTACGTAGCTTTAACTAATTCTTTTTGTAGACGATAAACTTCTCTATCTGCCTTCTTTCTTTCTTCAGTTCCTTCTTTATAACGTTGCTGTACTAAAGTCCACGCATCTAGCTCTTCTTTAAGACTTATTTCGTTATAATACTTTTTATCTTCAATCCAAGATTGAAATTCTTCAATGGTTTTTTTACTATATTTTATTATTTCTTTAGCCAGTTTACTACTGCTCTTCGTTGCTTTGCCTATGCTGTTATCTATACCGATAGCTAATCCGTCGCCAATGCATTGTCCAAGATACATAAACTCTTTTGATGGCGAATGAATGCCAAGGAAACTTTTTAATCCGTTTAAAGCATTTTTACCAAGATTTTTAACAGAATCGACCACGCTTTTAATTCCGGCAGTTAAACCGCCAACAAGCCCTTCAATCATGGCTCCTGCTAAATTACCCATCGCTTTCCCTAGAGCAGGGGTGTTTTCCCGTATAGCATCAGCTAATCCATTGATAAAATTAATTATCATCTTAAATCCTGCATCAATAATTCTCGGTGTTTCCTCTCCTATTGCTGTCAGGAACGCAACGACGATATCTACTGCGGATTGAACCACTCCAGGAATACCTTCAGCTATACCTCGTAGAAATTCGGAAATAAGTTTTAAAGCAACTACTACCACGTCTTGAATGTGCGTAGCTATACCTTCAAGAATACCTATAAGAAGACGCATACCAGCATCCACCATTTGTGGAACAGCGTTAGCTAATTGCTCAAGTAAAGTTACAAGAAACGTTAATAGTGCTTCAACAACAGGTGGAGTAATCTCAATAAGATTTTGAATGAACGCAAGTGAAATCTGTTTAACAGCCTCCATGATAACGGGTATACCATTTGTTATGACACCAGCAAAGGCTATAATTCCTTCACCAATCTTTTCAAGAACCATAGGAATTAGACTTATTAAGCTTGTTACAACAACGACTAATGCTGCTGCTCCAGCAGTACCTGAAACTGCAAGAGCCGTAAGACCAGCTGAAAACATAAGAAGACCTGAGCCTATAGCCACAACCCCTACACCGAGTAAAGCAATTGCAGCCGCAAGTCCTAATATAATAGGAGTTAATGGAGCCAATAGTAATCCGGCTGCACCGACTACAACAAAGACTCCGACAAGTGCTAATAACGCCTTACCTATTTCTGAAAGATTCATGCTACCAAGAGTTTGAAGTGCTGGTGTTAGAACTCTGATAGCAGCGGCCATTACTAACATAGCTGCTGCTCCCGCTAATCCACCAGTCATAGCATTTACTGCTACTGTTAAAACTAAAAGAGATCCGCCTAACATAACCAATCCTTTGGCTATTTCATCCCAAGACATTCCGGACATTTCTTTAAGAGGACCAATCATGATTTGAAGAGCTGCAGCTACACCGATTAAACCCAACGCTTTGTTAATCATACCCTTAGGCATTAAGTTCATAGCGACTGTTATAGCAGTTAAAGCTCCGGCCATTGCAACTAGACCTCTAGCTATTTCGCCCCATTGCATATCGCCAAATTTAGACATGGCTTCGGCAATGATTAGTAACGCAGCACCCATGACAACCATTCCAGTTGCTTTGTTAATCATACCCTTAGGCATTAAGTTCATAGCGACTGTTATAGCAGTTAAAGCTCCGGCCATTGTTATAAGTCCTCTGGCAATCTCTCCCCAAGACAATTGACCCATCCGTTCAACTGCTTCTGCAAATATAAGCATAGCAGCCCCAAGGGCTATCATACCGATACCAGTAGATATCATTCGTTTTGGTTCGCCTATAAGGTTGGTAAGTGCTACTATTTCGGTCAGTATAACCGTAAGGCCAACTAGACCTTTAGACAGTTCGTCCCAACTAAGTTGAGCAAGGTTATCTACTGCGTGAGTTAATATAAGAATTGCCGCTGAGAACGCAATTAATCCAGTAGAACCTTTTATAATTTTACCAGAACTCTTATTCAACATATTAGCCGAAATTACTAATGTAGCAGCAAGGGCAGCAACTCCAATTATTCCCTTATTAAAGTCTTCCTGATTAAGTTCGGCAAGATTCTTCATGGCACTCGAGAGAATGAGAATTGCTGTAGCCATAGCAACCAACTGACCCGAAATCTTAGCCATTTTGACGTTACCCAACGTTTTACCGAGAACAATCATCGAAGCCGATAATTCGATGAATAGGGCACTAATAGCAACTAGGGAAATAGTAAGTTTATCGCTTGGGATCATTGATAACACAACAAGGGCAGCTGCCAAGATACCGATAGCTGTTGCGATTGTAAATAAGGTTTTAGCTTTTAGACTACTCTGATAAGCTTCCAGAGAACCGCGAACACCGTCGAGTATTCCAGTTATACCATCAAGGAAACCTCCGGCTCCTGATGTTATTTCTGTTAACGAATCGATAAACTTCTTGATTCCGTAAATAATAGCACCAAAAAGTCCAGTATTAATAAGGTCAAGAATTTCGTTGAACTCCATGTTTTCAACAGCATAACTTACCTTATCAGCGAGAGCACCTAATCCTTTTCCAATAATACTTCCAAGTTTAGCGACAATCGGAGCTGCCCATTCCAGAACTTTTACGATTGCTTCAAACACTGCTCCAAATATCTGCCCTAAATGAGTAAACGGACGGAATCTTTTTTCTGCCTTCTCCGAAAACTCATCCAAAGGTCCCATATCGATAGATTTGAAACCTTGAAACGCTGATCCTATTCTTGAAATGGCTTCTTTAATTTTATCAGCTACTGTTGTAAAGATTTCTTGGATTTTCTCAAAAGCCTTACCAAATATATTTCCTGCTTCGGCAGTATCATGCAGTTTTACAAGGAAATCACCAAACCTTGCTGTAAGTTCTAATATTCCTCCAGCCGTTGGTCCTCCAAATAAACTAAAGACTTGACCGGCTACCTTTAAGACAAAACCGAAAGCGTCTTTAACCATGTCGAGAACAGCGAATAAACCCTTGAATGTTCGCTTGATTTTATCAGCGGTATCGTCTCCGATTTGCAATTTCTCTGTGAAACTTTTTAATCCTTCGGTTAACGCATATAGTCTCTCACTCGTCATCGCTGGGAAGATATCCCTAAAGGCTTCTTTGATTGGGGTAATTATTTTTCCTAAGGCTTCGAACACATTTGAGAACGATTCAATCAAAGCGGTTCGTCCACCAAGTTCTTTCCATCCCTCTAACATCTCATTACGTGCTTCTGCGCCACTGGCGAAAACATCCCATAAAGCATTGGTGACGTCTGTCCAAAGCACAGTTGCTTCTTCGATGTTACCAAATATAATCTCCATGGTTTTCATCCAGCCGGTGCTCACTGCGTCTTTTGTGGCGTCAATTGCCTCGGTGAATGTTTTTGCTTGCTGGGCTGCCTTAAATGCTTTTTCAGCAACATCCGAGTATCGTCCGGATAAAGCCTCCATCGCTTCAGAGGCTGTATCATATTCTCCGGATTGAACAAGTTTATATGCTTCTTCAGAGAGCTCTGAGAATTTTCCAAATGCCGCTTCCATAACTGAAGTATCAGCCCATTTATCTTTCAGAGTACTACCAAAGTTACTTATTGTAACTTCTCCTTCTGCAATCTTCCCCATGGCGACGCCAGTATCAATGAATATCTGTTTAAGTTGTTTTGAGGCAATGCCAGCAAGTTCTAAGCTTTTCCAGTCAATGTATTGAAGACTTCCCATACTATATGACTGGTTTAAATTATACATTGCTCTACTAAATTCAGCAGCGCCTTTACCAGCGTATGCCGTAGCATTCGCTACACCTGTAATCAAGGGGAGAAGGTTTTCAATATCTCCGCCAGAAGAAGTCATCTGTGCAAGAGCCGCTGTCATATCGGTAAATCCATAACTTGTTTCATCCGAGAACCACATAAGCTTATCGAGATAACCGTTTACTTCGTCAATCGATTTACCTGTTGCGTTCATGATGGTTTGGACGGATGCTGTTTTCTGTTCGTATTTAGTCCAACCTGCTGTCACCTGATCAATAGTTAGTGATTTTACTAACTGTTTGCCTGTATTAATTGCTGAGTTGGTAATATTGGCGAGGGCGGTTACCGCTATGACTTCAAGAGCTGAAAATCTGGTACGAACCGTCTCAACAGCCTCGCTAAGTCCTGACATGTTGACGTTTTTAGCGGCAGTATTTACGTTTTCTAAGCCTTTTGAGGCTCCGGTAAAATTCAAACTTTGCTTAAGTTTATCAAGAGTTGACATTGAAGTTTTGACGTTTGATTCAAACTGTCTATTGTCGAATTGCATTTCAACAACTCTTGAATCGATTGTCCTACTCATAGCTTAGTAACCTCCCTCCATGCTTCATTTACGATTTTGTCAAAAATAGGCTGGATAGCAGGATTAATGTAATCTCTCCCCTGTACCCAGCCGCCGTTTCGAGTCCCGTGTCCATACTGTAGAATTATGGCTATTAGAACTCCATTTTGAATATTTGAGTTATAAAAAGTAATCTTTACCAATCCTTGTTTGTTGGTTATTTTATAGTTCCATGAACTGGCCGTTTTTCCAGAGTCGATAGGTGTTGCAGACGCAAGGGCGGCTACTCCCTCACGCCCATATTTATCGAGATCGCTAAGACGGACCGTCTTTTTAACCTTCTCTAAGAAATTTGTGAGTTTTGAAAAGTCACCCTTTTGTCTGAAACTAATCATATAAAATTCTCCTTTTATAGAAGTTCGTTTACTCTCTTCTGCACGGCTGAATAATCATAGCCAGCTTTAGTGATGCGGTCCTTTCGGTCCTGACCATTACCCCATAAACCCTGAATGACTTCTCGGGCGATTTCATCGATGCTTTTCTTCGAAGATGTGGTCACTGCCATTCCACTTTTAGTGGTAATGTAAGTATCAAAACCAGCAGCTTTAAGTTTAGCGGCCATAGCATCTGCGTTTGTTTTTTTACTAAATGCACCAACCTGAATTTTGTAGAGATTGTCTACCTTTACCATATAAGTATCAAATCCAGCGGCTTTGACTTTGGCCAACATAGCGTCGGCATTTGCTTTATTACTAAATGCCCCTGTCTGAACTCTATATAAAATTTCGGGGTTAACATTAGGGGAGACGCTATTTAACTTTGCGTTTACTTCGGATGCAATTTGTCCTAGACGATTATAAATATAATCACCAGGACAATACGTATTAGCAAACCATCGATGAACAGTCATGTTCTGTTTATCTGGCTGGCCGATTAAAGATTTATCAGCTTTCCACTTAAGTTCTGGAATACCATTTCGTTTGCAAATATCGACTAACAGTTCTATTAAAGCCTTATAAACTTTATCATTGATAGCATAAGGGTGAGTTTTATCGCTGGCACACTCTATGGTAATTGCTCTATTATCGTTTGCTGAGCTCGAAGAACACCACGAACGGTCTTTCTCCTCTACGTACATTCCGATCCGACCGTCAGGTCCAATACCATAATTAGAAGATGCCTTACGAGAAGCAGGTGCAAAAATATCACCAAGAGTCTCCACTGAGCATTGACCGACAACGCAATGAATTGTAATGGTGTCAATTTTATGGTTCCTTGGGCTGGTCTTGTTTGGGCTAATTTTGGTATAACTAACCAAAGGGCTATTACTCATGATTATTCCTCCTTGATACTTTGAATCTGTTTAATCATTTGGACCACTTTGTCGTAACCAACCGTTGAAATTAGGAAACCAAGATACATAAGAATAACAATCTCAACTCCAACCTTCAAAGAAAAGACAATGTCGTTCATGATGATATAGATGACACAAACAGCACAAGCGATTATAACTGAAGAAACAGCGGCCAAAACATTTGAAGAATATTTAACAGTTGTCCCGTCAAGAAGTTTCTTGATTCCTTCGACCGTTAGATTTGTTACAACAGAAACAATTAAAAGTGCTGTAGTTAAAAAATAAATAGGCATGGTAAAACCTCCTTTATTCAACTGACTCGTCTTCTTCAGACGAACAGTTTTGTTCGGGTTTTTTATTTAATCTCTTTTCACGTTCTTCAAAGAATGTTTCAAAAAGAGCTTTTAAGAAATATCCAAGCATTACTCCGATGATGGTGTTGGCAATGGTGCTAGAAAGTGATTCTGCAATTTGCTCTTTACCCATAAAAGCAAGTATGTATGATAGCTGTAAATCTATTAATGAGATAATAAGAATTACTACAACTGTCTTTTTCGTAAAGGTTGTAAGCCACGCTTTATAGTGTTTTTGTTGTTTGTTGTTCATCGCTTCACCCCTTTGTATTTAATTGTTTTCTACGAGCAGCGTTCAAAGCAGCATTACGACTCATGATCTCTTTTTTACTTCTTTTTTTAGGAGGCTGATTCTTAATGTTGCAGACCTTAATTAAAGTAAGAAGACGGCTAAGATGCCATTTTTGGCATTCAAATGGTATATTTAAAGCAATCATCCAATAATAAATAAGCTCAGCTGTAACTTGCTCTCTACTGGTTTTACTGTTTTTTTCATCTAAAAAATAAGTAGCAGTCATCGGAGCTTCTATATATCGATTAACCTCGTCAATGTTTTCATTTGTAAGATGATTGTAAACTTCTGGATCCACGTTTTGCGTGATTGTCATGCATTTTATATAATCTAAAGTTTCTTCGAATGTTTTTTCCTGTTTTGTTAGAAATGGTTTACACCATTTGGATTCCCATTTTGAAAGAGAGACGAGGGAATGTTCCAAAGACAGCGTCTGCTCTTTTGTGGTAACGAATTCCTGTTTCTGCTCGTCCCATAGTTCAACGGCTGGTATCGTAATTTGAAGCATTCCTCAATCCTCCTTAACTTTTTTATTGTTGTGCAACCGGCGCTGCTATTTGAGTGGCATTCGCCGGAATGATCCCGTTCATAAACTTTGCTGCTGCATCTGCATTTGTCACTAATTCTATGAACAACTGAGAATAGGCTTCTGTCTGAGAAAAAGCAGTGGAAAGTTCTTCGGATTTAATAAACCTTTTTCCATCAGGAGACTTCTCACCGTAAGCCTTAAGAATGATTTCTTTAAAGGTCTTGATAATTTTTTCGCCGTCCTGAGCGGTGACAATCTTATTAAGCATTTGGGTCATGCCACCCGCTATGCTTAATTCCATTTCTATAATTTCTGCCTTAGAAAGATTGAAGTAGAAGTCCTCTGTTCTTTCGTTTCCGTCAAAGTCGGTGTAAGTTATTGTTTTTTTCAACATAATAATATCTCCTTTCGATAATTAGAAACGGGGGAGCCGCCAGCTATTGAGGACTCCACCATTCTAATAATATTGTTTAACCTGCGACAGTTGTAAAATTCTTGACTACCGGTGCAAGAGACTGGCCGTAGATGTCGACTACACCGCCGACTGTGACCAGATAAACGGTGCTACCGGCGAAATCATCCGTCGGGTCGAAGGTAAGAACTTTTCCGGCGGTATTCCATGTCTTAGTGCCTGGGATGATTGTGCCATCAGCTTTCGTTACAATAATGGCTTCGTGCAGGATCTTGTTATTAAAAGTAAGCGTTATGTTGGCGGCAAGAGCAACGTCTTCTTCATCATCATCTGGAACAATTGAAGATAACGCCAACGCATCTGGAGAATCCGCCGCTAACAGAGTAGCGATTTCGTCAGGTAGAGGAAGTCTTGCTTCAGATTCCTCGCTACCATACAAAATATCTTCCAAATCAGCCAGTTTAGCAGCGTCGACCTTAGTGGAATCGATAGTAATACAAGCCGTAGGTTTATATCCGGTTACATTAACAGGAGTAGTAGTGATTTCCCAAGAGAAAGTAATAGCTTCTGGACTATCGTTAATAGTAGAATAACCCTTTTCTGAAGGGGCAGCCAAAGCACCATAAATAAGATGTAGTTTGTATCCGTAGTCGTTGCCATCAGAATCGTTGCCAAGTACAGTCTTATAAGAGAGACCAAAGACCTTGCGGTTCTGCTGTCCGATCATGACGCCAGTAGCGATTTCGGCAGAACCATCACATTGAGCAAATTTATCAGGATAGGTGTAAGCTTCGATAGTGGCACCGAACTCCTCGGCAGACATGAGATTAAGATACTTGATATTATCAGCATAATGAGGCGTCGGTTCAGCACCAGAAGGACTCTCGGTAACGGATATAAGACCATTCCAGGCAACACCCTTAGGATATGTGCCTCCTTCCCCCTGAGGATAAAGAACGCCCTGATTTACACCGGTTTCGTAATAACGTTCACCGGTCTTGTCCCAAACAATTTTTGACATATTTATGTCCTCCTTTTTTTTAAAATTCTAGAATGAAAACGTCATGGTTGAGGTTATCCGATTCGAAATGTCTATTAAAACGACAGGATGGTAAAGAGGCAACTCTACCAACAATAGGACTATCTGGATCCTCATCGATGACTGTTATTAAATATTTTCTTTTAGACAAATATACCCTGTCATTGGCAAACGTGTTCTTGATGTCTTCGAGACCGTAAACAATGGCGGGGTAATTCATCTTTACTGACTCAGGGGGTTGAAAATATACATTTCGACTTCCGAGTAATTCCTCTAGCAAAGTCTGTAGTTCTAGCCTACTGGGCATGGTACACACCCCCTATAGTCAGTATTAGTCTTGGGTACTGAACTTCAACATTTGTAATCTTCCATTTAGCACCCATAAACTTAACGTATCGCATCGAATGAAAATTCTCATTGGCAAACGGATCGGCTACAATGCTGATCTCATTTGCAACATTGATGTTGTCGTTTAGTTGATTAGCGGATTGAAGTGTACGAGTATTTCGAACAAGATCTCCATAGTATGTTCTTTCGGTTATTTGCTCTTTCCATACACCGGGCTTCGTTTCCACCATTTCAGCATAACCAATTACTCCGTACCATTTCGCCATTTTGAATTTCCCTCCCATAATTAAGCAATATTATTATTCTGTTTCAAGTACTAGGTTGTCAATAGAGTAAACCTTTGTAATTGATTTACCATCCAAGGTAGTTACAACTCTGATTCCTTGGTCAGACGGTTCGATTTGACCAACCCAAATCATATCCTCGTCAAGTGCTACTGGACCAGAAGTACCTCCGATAATTTCTACGGTTGTTGTAGCTCCTTCGCTGTGTTGGAACTTGAGAACTAAGAAATTACCAGATTGTTCGTCAACATTACTAGAGAAACCAGTGTAACCAGTTACATAGTGTAGGACACCTTCTATAGAATTATCATTGACAATAATGCCTGACTGCAAATCGCCTACAAACTTGCCAAGTACTACTGTCTCGCTATTCTCAGGCTCAACAACGAGACTTATTGAAAAGTCAGTTCCAACGCAATAGCAGAGTAAGGCTTAATCAAAGCACCAGAACAACGAGTCTCAATCAGGTACTTCTGAGCATTGTAATCGATGTCAAAGTCGTCAAACATATTAACGGCTCCGCCCTTATCGGCGCCGATATTGTAATCAGTCAAGTTGACGATAATACCCATAAGGTTATATGTAGTACCATTGTCGACTCTGCTGAGATTTTCCATTACTGGAACAGTTACTATTTCCTTAACGCGAAGAGCGGTAGCAAGCTTTGAAACGGAATCATAAATGATTCGACCAATTGTATCTTCTATCAACAGACAATCGGTAAGAATATCTTCGGTAGTATACAGAGTAGGTTCGCCAGAACCCTTATAGTTCTTGCGGGATTTAATGGCTGCACGAATAAAAGCCTTAGCCTTCTCGTCAGCTGTGGCATTAGCAGCAACAGTTACAGGAGCCTTAATTGTGTATAGATCAGCGTCGGTCCAGATAGGACGAATATTCTGTTCGTTAATCTTGTCGTCGGAAGAAGCCAAACGACCGTCCCCAACTAGAACAGCACGAGCAATCTCCTCATCCAGCAACACGCGCATCTCAGATTTGAGCCAAGCCACAACATCGAAATCCACGATGTCAACAACGTCGTCGCGATCTAACTTCTGTTTCTTATAAATGGTGGTCGGAGTGGTAGTTCGTTTAAGCAGTGAGAATACTTCTTCTTTCTTTAGATTACCCTTGATGTAACCTTTAGCTCTGGCATCATCCTCTGTAATATCCGCAAAGATAGACTTAATTCTGGAGAACGGAGTGTTGTGTACAGATTTCATAACTTTCTGAACCCAACCCATATCCCTTTGGATAAACTGAGGGGTATCAGTAACATTCTTAGCATCAGGGAACAGATAATCGATGTTTTCGATACCATGAGCGAGAACAGCATCTCTAAGACTACCGTAACGCTTAACATTGGAGAAGATGGCCTCCACATCGGAATGACTAAGAACATCCTTCTTAGCGTCTTCTTGATCAAATACATTATGTTTCATAGTTTTATTTCCTCCTTCATCGTTATCATCTTCAGACTCTTCTTTTTCCTCAAGAGCCTGTCCAATCATAGCATATACTACCGTTTTCTGTTTTTCAGTAAGAGTGTTGAAAACGTCGGCAACGGTTTCCTCGTTTTTTTCTTTCTTTTCCACTTCCATGGTTTCTTCTTCCTCCTTCTTCTCATCTGAGTGATACATTGAAATATTTTTACCAGTATAAATAATGGCTTCCTCGTCGGATGTCTCGCCGTGCCGAATAACAGCATCGATGAAAGCTCCTGGATTAGCACCGGCTAAAACAAGACTCACTTCGCGAATAGCTCCGTGAAGAACATTGGAACCATTCTGTTTTAATTGATTAGCATAGATAGATAGAGCAGATACGTCGCCGTGTTCAACTAAAAGCTTTGCGTTCTTCCCAGATTCTGTTTCGTTGAACTTACAATAAGCATAAACTCCTTCTTCACGATTCTCAAGCAGAGCATGCCCAAGAACGTTAAGAGGATCGTTGTGCTGGTGATTCCATACAAGAGGAACCGTCTGCCCGTCATTATGCTTAAATGCGTCTTTCATGATAGTTCTTCCGTCAGAGCATTTAAGATTGTTACGGGTAGCCCAGCCGCCGAAATCAAATGTCTTCATTTTGAATTTTCCTCCCTTTCTTATTAGTCAGACCATTCGAACGTCCATTGTGTTACAGACTCAGTTGAGAATTTATAACCTTCATCTGGAGTAGCTGTAACTATTACTTCTACATCTTTCGTTAT